GACCAGGTATACCTTGAGGACCAGTAGCGCCGGGACCAGTGGCTCCACCACCATACGGATTACCGTAGGCCTCTTCGCCGCCTTCGCTGTTAATAATAACTTCATATGGATTTGTCATAGAGTATCCAATGTTACTTGAGGTTGAGTAAAGACTTGACCTCTAACAAAAGTTTCTTCATAGTTAGGGTCGCTAGACGTAGCACGAAGATCCCAGAAGGATCGAAGTGGCAACATGTCTGTTTGGTAACGTGTGAGGCTTAACTGAATACGGGCGGGGTTATTTTGCAAAACTGTAATTGCAAAGTCAGCAAAAAGTGTTGGTGAGGTGGGGTAGCTTCGAACCTGGGCTTGAAAAGATAGCCCAGTAACATCTCTACCAAAGTCTAATATGATAGTAAAACTATCTCCTTGAACTCCAAGGTTAAGATCATAGATCGGAACCTTAGCCACAGGAAGCGTGCGCCCAGTAACATTTTCTGGAATATACAAGCGCTCTGGCATAGAAGGGTCATCAGCCTCTTGAGCCACGTAAAGTGGGACAAGGCGATTAGTTGTACGGCTGACACGACGGAGATTACCCATCTCAATCTTCCACAAGCCCACGTTAAGTTGAGTACAGATGGTCCGGTACTGCTCCCAGCGTTGCTGGATAATATTCGTCAATTGGCTGTAGCGTTGATCGCGAGGAATCATAATTCCATCAGGAGCCATAATGTTGATATCAAAAGCCGAATCAGTGGCTAATGCCCAAAGAGCCTCAATAACAGAGAGGATAACGATTGGGTATTCCTCAACATGGTCAAGGGTGCGTAGAGTTACTTTTCTACCAAAACCGTCTGTTCTGTTGTAAGTGTGCTGGGTAATAGAGGTATTGATGTAGTTTTCAATTTCGCCATCAGTAAAATAGCGGTAAGCGTTACCAAGAACTTTAATCACAGAACCTTGAGCAGGAGGGTTTACAAAATAAATTACTCCGTTTTTATCTTCAAGTACAAAATATGTAGGTTGGGTAACGATGCTTCCATCTATAGTTACTTGAATAGACATCGCGTCAACTGGCTTAAATCCTAAGGGAAAGGTTAGTTCTCTTCCATCGCCAATAAAAGTTTTGCTAAAAAGGCTTGCGTGGTCGGCTAGTTCAGAGCGAACTTTTGTTACTAAATCATGAAACTCAATCACGATATCCCCTTACCATCCGCCTTCATTAATAATCTCGCACTTTAAGTAAAAAGTCTTTATAAACGAAACAGCGGGTAACGCATTACGCGCCCCGCTGCTCGGTAACCTTTGTTATTAAATAACGCCAGCTAGATAACCCTTTTCCTTAAGGTGGTTAGCCACATGCTTTGAAACTGTGTACTTTTGACCAGCCTTAAAGTTATAGTAATTACCTGATCCTAGAGTCATAGACTCAATGTCAGCAATTACGCGAATCTCTACTGAGTCTTGATCTTCAGTTGTCTTTACGACACTGTCAACAATAACTGTTTGACGATTTGGTTGGGTTGCATCAATCGGGGTGTCTAGTTCTGCTTTTGCTTCCGCAGTAACCATAGACATTTCAGCCGCACGCTGTTGTAGTTCTTCAGAGTGTTGCTTAGCGAGTTCATCGCGCTTACGTCCTGTGACGTCGTTTGGGTTCCGAGCCATTTGTAATTCTCCAATGTAGTGTCTGTTAAGGAAACTGACGGGGGGCTTTCGCCCCCCAATCAGGTCGTACTATTAAGTTTTTTTACAACTAAGTTCGAACTTAGTTGGTTTCTGCAATCAAGACTGACTGATCTGTGATCAAGCCAAGACCGAAGATTGAGTACCAAGCAAGAGCGTGCTCACGACCGAAGTCCAAGATACCGCCATCGCGAAGTTCAACTGGGAGTGAGATAGCGTGACCGAATGCGTTATCTCCAATGAAGATTGCGCTATAACGATCAGCTGCACCGTTACCTGTGAAGGTGTTAGGTGTTGTGTAGCCTCCACCAGCAGCAACTGTTGGGTTAGCAACAGCAGTGTCAGTTGTATAGCCAGCACCAGCACCACCAGGAACCTTGAGGACCTGTGTTGTCTCAATGAATACTGTGTCGTACAAACGACCAATTTCACCGAGCATGAAGTTACCAGGAGCAGCGTACTTTGTTACTTCAATGAACTCTGGGAGGTCACGAAGACGACGGCTCTGGTGAGGGTGAACGAACGCGACGTAAGTCTCGCCCAAACGAGGGATGTTCTTGGTTGAGAGTGTCTCAACTGCATCCTTCACGGTACGGGTTGAAAGGAAGAAGTTTCCTGTCATAGAAGCGCGTGAGGTGCCTTCTGTGCCGTAGCCGTACCAGTTGTTTACTGCTGAAGAGATGGCTGAGCGATCTTCACCGTAGATGGTTGAAGATGCTGCATATAGGGTGTCGCGTGAAAGCTGATCAAGATAGATAGCCATGTTACGACCGAGAAGACGTGAGGCTGAAGCCATGACGTCGTCGAATGAAGCATTGAGAAGAAGTTCTGAAACAGCGAGGGCATAACCATGCTCTGTAACTGTGATTGAGAACTGCTGTGCTGTCAATGCATTTGTCTGCATACGAACACCTTCGACGAGCGGTGAAGCAAAGCCAAGGTTGTTGTAACGCATAAAGTTAATCTGAAGACCAGGAGCAACTCCTAGTTCAGTCTTCTTTACTGCAAATTGCTCAAAGCGAAGGATTGGTAGAGCCTGAAACAAGATTTCCTTGGACCAGATTGTCTGAATCGCTTGAGTGAGTTGGGTGTTTGTACCCGAGTATGCTGTTGGTGCGGCTGCGAGATTGCCGGTACCTGTGATTCCAGATGCCATTTAGCTATAGCTCCTTAATAGGTTGGTTGAGTTAGGGTTTAGCATTACCATCTCTGAGCTTCGCCTCGAGCTTTTGGACTCAATAGACGATCTCGATATTTCGCATATTCTTGTGCGGACATTGACGCAATATCTTGCGCCGAGAACTGTGTTTGCTCCGAATTAGTTTCCAGTGGTCCTGCTGGAGGCAAGGTCGCCCTTGTCCCCGTCATTTCACGGCGTGTATTCTGCATAGCAGATTGAGCCGATTCAAGAATTCGTGCTGAGCGCTCTTTCAAGCCCTCAATACTTGCGTCTAAATCTTCGCGAGTGTTACCTCCGACGAGATCCAAAAGTTCAGGCATGATGTTGTCACGCTCTGCTTCTAGACGTTGGGTCTTATAATTCTGGAGATCTGCAAAAGTTCTTTCCTGCTCCAGAAGAGCGAAGGCACGTTCACGTTCTTGACGCTCACGCTCCAACTGCTCCTGCCACTCAGCTTCTTTTTTGGCAATGAGATCACGAACATCCAAAGATGATTCTTCCTCAGCCTTTTTGCGAGCTTCGATTGCTGCTAACTTCTCAGTTTCTTCTGCTTGCCGTTGAGCGACTTCTGTTTCTTTCTCCTTACGGAGTGCTTCTACTTCTTTCTTAAGGTTGTCAATGACAGGATAAACTTTATCTTTTTCCTGTTGACGAGCCTTAACCAAATCCGCTTCGCTATAAAACTGTGCTTTGCGGTTTTCGGTTACGTTAGTAGTAGCGGCTTCAGTTGTAACAGTTGATGCGTCAACATCAGACACGTTTACTACTGGAGTGGTTCCTGCGTCGACCGCGAAGGCCTCAGCAGCTGCTTCTGCAACTTCCATGTTTCATCCTTTGATTCTAGGGGTCTTTTTCCGATGTGAGAGCACGTATGACCTAACTGTGTGTTTCAGTATTTAATTTTGCCGTACCTACAAAAAATTACAGGCTAAACTGCCCTATTTCTCGTAGTCTTCCGGAACTCTCTTCTGAGGAATTTTGGTCCCGTAAGCTTCTGTAACAAGGCGGTTACGTAGACCGGCCTCTCCTTGGGCGAGCATCGCTGACGCCTCATCCACGATCGGTGTCGCAGCATTTTCGTTTCCACCCATTGGTTGACCCTCAGGTCCGACCATAGGTTGACCCGCTGCACCGTCTGGGCCAGGCATCATGCCTGTCATAGCCAAGATTTCCTTAGCAATATCATTCTTAAGCATTTGTAATGCGCCGTCTGCCTTGGCGTCGTCCATAAGTTCTTGACGGATCTCTTGAATCTTTTCTGCAGGAAATTCTTCACCAAGTGAGCGAAGTGCACCCTCTTTAGACTCAAGACCAAGAGACAACTTAGTCTGGATCTCATTAAGTGCGATCAATTTATCAAGAGGTAGTGGCTGTGGGAAGTGAACGATTGAACGGTATGTATCTGCGTTGTTTGGGTCTAACTGTGTAAGTTGACCATTCTTAAGGGGAGTATTAAAATCAGGGTTCCAGGTAAACATCTCAGGTTCTTTAAGACCAATGCTTAAAAGAACAAGTTCATTAATACGCTCTAAGCCATGTGCGTATTGAATAATCTTCTGATGGTAGCGGTTCATCAAAGGCTGGAACATAATTGAAAGCGCAACACCAGAGGTGTTAGATACAGGCATTGCCTGACCAAGAGCGGTTTCAGGAACACCAACCATTTCGTGCATAGATTTCTTAAGCATCTCAAGGAATTCCATTGCGCCTTTAAGACCCTCAGATCCACCTGAAAGATTTTCTACCTTGGCATCTTTTGGAAGACCACCCCAAACCTTGTTAGGTCCTTTTTCTAATTGAGCTGCTTTTGCACCAATAATAACTGTAACTGGGGCGGCGTGATAATTAACAATATCAGCAACATCCGTAGCAACTTCATTATAAGTACGATTAATATTAATAATATCGTTGCAGTCGCTAAGACCCCAAGGACTACCGCTAATACGTATGTTTGGGATATGAATAACAGGGATGGTGCCGAGGGGGTTTGGTCGTGAGTCAATAAGTTCGTCATTAATATATTCTTCAATAATGTCTTCTGTCAGGATCTCGGTATAAGTAAACACTTGACGTGTTCCTTCAAGAGAAGTGCCCCAGAAACGATACTTAAGTTTAAAACGAATTAAGCGCTCGCGATCATGTGGGTGAAACTCAGGAAATGCAAAAGAAGAGTTCAGGGGAAGAATACGAACTCGTCCCGGATGCACACGACCCGTAGGATCTTGATAAGCCTCTTCATAAGCAACTTTAACAAAGCAGTCTCCAGATACAGATCCTTGCTGACCTATTTCCCACAGAACTGTGGCTTTGTTGTTATCCACTTCCCAGACTCTTTCAAGAATGTCTGGCACGATTGCTTCCGTTTCTTTTGGGGAACGGAAGGAGACCCCTTTGCCGAAAGTAAAGTTAATAACAAAATCGGTAAAGGCACGGTAATAATTAAGTGCCATCTGCGCTTCACCAGTTTGGCGGCGGTACGACCAGTGATGACCTAGGTACATAGCCCAGTTCATTGAGTAACGGTTTAGGCGAGGACCATGTACTTCAAACTCTTCGTCCGCTAATTCGACAAGCCCAAGGGGGGATATAGAGATTGTTAAATCACTTGACGCCGCCCTATATGAAGGGGGCGAGAAGTCAATTGAACTCATCTATAGTCCCTCTCGTTTGAATATTGAAATAATAGCAAAATTGTCGACAAATAGATTTTAGGTTATCTAAAGGACTCGCCTTTAATAAGACCCCTACCCATAGGCTTGGAAACTTTACGAAGTTGTTTCTTCTTTTCAGCCTCTTGCTTATCGTGGACTGTGTCCCGCATTCTTGGATCTACTTCTTTTTCAGACTTAACAAAACGACCACCCATTTGAAGATACTTGGCATGAACCCAGTGACCTGCTGCTGGGGAGGGCCACTTAGCAAAACGTGACTTTGCCTGCACAACAATTGAGTTATAAAGACGTGGATTAGCGGGAACCTCGTGAGGAGCTTCCTTTACCGCTTTACCTTGAACATATGCCATGAATGATCCTTAAAGAGTGACCCCCGTGGTGCGCTTGCGTCAGAGGCGTCGGGGGTTCTGTTTTTCTATATTACTCTATATTAGTCGTTAACGACCGAAGGGTTAAGGCGCTGTTGGTGTCCGCCATCGCGCTTAACTTCTTGGAATTCATTCTTACCGTGGTCAGCAAAAGCACCGCCAGAAAATTCTGAGAGGTGTGATGGTGCTTCTACCCAAGCTGCAGAACCGACGTGTGCGCGTTCACGCATTGTCTCCTCTGGTAACTTTTCGAAAACATTTGCATTACGGTTTGGACGGTTTGCTGCAGGTGTATAAGCCTGCATAGCGCCCTTTGTAAATTCGCTTGGAACATCTGTATCTGTTGCAATTCCTTCTTCAAAACGAAGTGGGCCGCGATTACCTGTTGTAGCAGGTGAGAACTTGCGATCATAAACAGTTCCTGGACGTTCAGCGAACTTTGGGTCTGGTGCGATTGTCATATATGACTCCTTATTGGGTTTGAGGACCTCGTAGAAAAGTATCTCTCGTTTAGGTCAGGTATGTACGGTAAAGTCGTAATTATCTAAAAAAAGGAGAGCTAGTTACTTCTACTTGAGGCAGGGTTAGATCCATTGTCATTGCACAGGCAATTGCCAGACTATCGGCAAAGTCGTCGTGCGCGTGCGCTTCGTCAGGGGCGTGGGCTAGAAAATTAGGTCCTTGGAACTTAATTTCCAGATCCGTCATCTGCTGATAGAAGCGCTTCCATGTACGCAAACGCCGGGTTTTAGCATGCGCTGGGTATTCAATCATTCTGCGATCAATTAACGCTTTAAGGTGTTTCCAACGTTTAGACTGCTCTGGTTGACTAGAACCGATTGCGTGTACTTCTGCTCTAGGTATTAAAAGTTTAAGGCGCTGAGCAACAGCGTCACCAACACCGTTAGCGTCAACCCCCACTGCAAGTACGTCATAACTCTCCAAGAATGTTTGAATTTGAAAGTACTGATCTTCCCAGTCATCGCCCTGAATTTCTAACCAATTTAATATTCTGTGTTCGTAATACCCAAATTCGTCTGGGCGATCCCAGTTAACCCATACTACCGTAACAACGGTTGAGTCCATTTTACGTGCAGGGTCAATTCCCACAACAACAGGGGATCGATGCCAAGCCTTCACTAATTCCATAGACGTGTCTTGCAACTCATCCATAACGTTAGAAGTTACAAACATACCTCTATCAAGTAACCATTTACAAGAGTACGACATCTGAAACTCATCGGAGTCTTCACCAATTCGAAGAACTTCTTTCTTAATAAACTTTCCATAATTTGTCTGTACTTTTGCTACTTCACGCCAGTCCCACTCAAAGTGATTCTGCCGACCACGACCAGTTTGTCTACGCTTGTTTAATTGAATAGATCGGTAGAAGTTATTCTTATGCGTAGTGGGAGTACCCGTCTTAACCATAGTTCCCGAATAGTAAGCCAGCATAGGAGAGATGGATTTAGAAACAACAAAATCATCGGCTTCTTGACACTCATCAATAACAATAAGATGAAAAGACTTAGATTCAATCTTTGCTCGTGGGTTAGCGGTCATCATAGAAAGGGTGGATCCAGAGTTCTTTAGCTTGATCTGTCGAGTAACACCCGTCACCTTGCCAACGCTGTCGTCTATCTCTGTATCATTTAATATTTCCAATGCGCGTTCAGAAGTTAATCTATTTACAGCGCGACCAAATAAAGTTTCTACCTGACCCTCAACTGGAGCAAACATTCCAACCCAAATACCATCTTTAAACTTACCTAAAAGTTCTGGGTACATTTTTGCTAATCTTGGAAGAAGCACCATTAACGTAACTACGGTGTTAGCAATAGTCTCTGATTTACCCGACTGACGGGCCGCAAGGGCGGTAATTTCTTCGCCGTCATTAATAATTACTGATTCGATAATGCGACGAGCAAGGGGCTTCTGATAGGGGTGTAGATCGTGACCAACAAGGGCTTCCATAAATTGCATGGTTCGGTCAATAATTTTTTCAACAAACTTCTTGGAGAGTTCGTCTAGTTCGTCTTCTTCCTCCTCAAGGAGGATCTCCCCCTCGACTTCGTCAAGGAGTTCTTCTTCGTCAAAAAATAATGGGTCAGACATAGTAAACCTAAGTGTAGAAGAAAACACTAGGCTCTGGCTTTTATACCAGAGCCGAGCGTAACCGCACAGGGAGAAGGAAGTGAGGTGTTATAAGTCTACAGGTTTTTTATTTCTTACGTATAGTTCGTTTACAACCGCATGGATTGCTTCTGCTCCAATTAAAGCTTCTTCTACGTAGTTAAAATCCCCGCTTTTAGTAAAGTTGCTTAGATTTCTTCCCAAATCAAACATTGCTTGATCTACCCACACGTCTAATTCCCTAGTTGGAATCTGCCTTACTCGGCGAGCAATTCGTTCTGAAAAGGGCTTATCCCAATTATTGACCTTCTTTTTAAACATTCCAGTCTTCAATCTCTTCAGTGGAGGTATCCATTTCCCGACCTCGAAGCGCGGTAGACAATAAGCGATCTATATCTTCATCTGTTAAGTATTCTGGGTTTTCCACAGTGGGGCGTAATTTACCCATGTAAAAACCGGGCTTTGTAAAAGGCACTCGAAAAACTAAACAAGTACCCGTTCTATATGGCCACGTAGTTTCTTGTGTATGCCCCACTTCAACAATAGGGAGTGGTCGACGGTGGTAATACTCCAATGTTCCAACGTATAGTGATCCGAATGTTTTCATGGGTTGTAGTTAAAGTCCGTTCCTTGTCCTCGTTGAAACCCGCCTTGTTTGCGAAGACGATAGTCTACCCATTTACCGGATAGCTTGGTGCTCTGCTTATATTTCCCAAGTTGCTGCTGGAGTCTTCTCGAAGTAGTGACGGTATACGCCAGCATTACTCTCTGATGTTTAGACACGGAAGACATGTCCACAGCACCCATGCTAGGCCATGTATCTAAGCCTGATTCACGAAGATAGATTCCCTTAGAAGGTGCTTCCTTAAAACGCTCCCACATATCGACTGGGACATCGTAATAGTTCCACCATGTGCCGTCACGGAACACCACCGTGAGAACTTCAGTCTCGTGGTTATAGCCAGCGCGAATAGTACGCGGACGTTCTGGGTTCATTGTAGATGTTGCTTTAAGTTGCAAATCTTCGGGGACGGCGTCAAGACCCTCTGCTTCTTTATCGCCCTCGGTTACTTCGTAAGTAGAGTCTCCGATACCTTCTTCAAAGTCTTCAGTTGCCACAACGATGATCTCCTGTTTTAGTTTCTAACATTCTTTCTTCGCATAGCGAGCAAACCATAATCCTTGGCGCCTTAAAATTGTTTTGTACTGTACCGCCCACAGGCATATCTTCGCCGAACTCAGTTTTATCGTATTGATCCGTGATGATCTCTGGCTCATCAAATAACTCTTGTGGGAAAGGCCCACGAGCCTCGCGTACGTGATCTGGTACGGGGTGAACCTGTATTGTGTTATGCCTTTGGATTCTCATCAGCAGTCTCTACTGCTTTAGTAGTTTTTGTTTGTGTTGGGGCAGGCTTTTTTGAAATGACTAACTGCTCAACACGATCAGCAAGGGGTGCAGGTAGGCAGGTGTCGCAGTAGTACGCGTCGCTAACTCCATTTTCCTTGTGTTGATGTACAGCGTCGTTTGAGCAGTTAGAACATTTCATTGGTAACTCCTATTTACTTTTTCTTTGTCGCCTGATCAACAGCGCTCTTTAGCACTGGACCTAGAACACCAACGAGAGCTGCCCATGCAACCTTCTTGATGTCATGATTTCCGCCTTGATAGATCGCGACAGCGGCCGCCGCGGTTGCATAGAGATAGTGTTCTATAAGTACCTTAGTCTTCGCGTTCATATAGTTCTCCTTGTGATAGTTGACGGGTCCTTTGACCCAGCCACAAGTGTACTACAGGCTGGTAGAGCGCAAGTGCTCCTCAAACCGCCCGCGCATCTCTGCTTGATCTAGGCGTACCTGTAGGATCTCATCTCGGATTTCCTTTAGGAGGGGGAGAGCCTCTAGATTAATCTTATCGTTAAGAGAACTTCCGTGATTAGGGCGAAGTTCAGAAAGGTAGTGGCGTATAAGCCAACGAAGACCAAAACCCGCCGCGCCTAAAATAGCAAGCGCTGCTGAAATGCTTTGTAACCAGACAGAAAGTGACATGAGACTCCTAGTATAAAAGTAAGGTTCTGGTCAAGTTGTCCAATTTAAATATCACATTTCGAGACGTATATCTTAATTTTACGCATGTAATTGCGCTTGTATGCGTAAATTCAAAACAAATTGCTACTCCGTTTGACACAGCGCGTAATGTTTATGCTACTGTTGAGTACGACAGAGGCGCTAGCAATAGCGCCTTCGCCAATTGAGAGGAGCAATAAAATGCTCAATATCAGAATAAATGTAATGATCGATGTAAAGAAATGGGCAGCCACCATCGCCTGTTTTGGAATAGCAGTTAGCCAGTTTTTTGTGCCAGCGTCAGCGCTCCCAGCGCCTAGCAAGCCAGAGAAGGCAGTGACAGTGTCCTTGGCTTACTTGACAGTACACACAACTAAATCAGAAGCACAAACGGCTTTAAAAAGCCCTTACGTCAAATACTTTGACGCCCAGACCATTGCGTTCTTAACAACGTACGCAAATGGTGAATCTATGGCAGAGTGGAAATGCCTAAACTATTTATGGAATGGAGAAAGTCACTTCAATCCAAAGGCGCTCAATATGAGCTCGCATGCCTTTGGGATCGCTCAGTTCTTACCAACTACTTGGGGTAACTATAAGGTTGCAAAAACAGCCGTAGCCCAACTGCAAATTCAATACGGACTGCGCTACATACAGGTTCGCTACGGAAACTCTAAGGATCCAGCGGGCGCTTGTAATGCGGCGGCATTTTGGAAAAAGCATAGTTGGTATTAAAGATCAATAAAAAAACCCCCCATTAATTTGGGGGGTTTCTTTATTTAAGGACTTAGGACTCCTGAACGCCTGTTCCTGCAGCCTCACCAAATGCTGTGCGGTAGACAACAAAGTTAACTGCTGTTCCCTTTGTGATACCTGTAGCGCCTGCAGCGACTGACTGGCTGTATACAGTTCCGTTATTGACCTGTGTAGCACCAGTTGCTGTGAAGGTGACGGTTCCAGTGTTAAGATCTGCAACACCAAGAACACGATCAGCTTCAACCTGTGTAAGACCAACAATGCTTGGAACGGTTGCGGTAGAGACGCTTGTAGCGAATCCTGCGCCTGAAGCGTTCTGTGTAGCATTCTGTGTCCAGTATGAACCAGCGCCTTGATATGAAGTTGTAACTGTATTTGCTGGGAAACCAGACCATGAGTTAAGAACATTAACAATGTTGTCCGCTGGGACTGTGTAGGTGTTTGTACCTACGTTAACGGTTGGCTGAGTTTCTGTGGAAAGGATGCTTGTGTAGTCTGTGGTTGTTGACCAAGCATGGTCACCAGAACCGCCACCATTAGCGTTATAAGAAATAGATGAACCGGAACGGTCATCGTTTGTCTGTGAAGGCATATTGCCCCAGACGAAATCTACTGCTACGTTGCCAGCAGGTGCCTGCTTGTAGCCTGAATCACGTGTTGTCATTAATTGACCTCTCTAGAGTTAGGTAAAGCGTCTGATCGGGACGCACTACAAGTATCTACGAGGTAATCTTCAATTTCATGATGAACGGGGGGTAGTTTAGGAGAAGTCCTGCAATAGACGAACCTCTTCCAATACCCGATGCACGTTATCCTCATCCTTAGAATAAGTATCAGAAATCAACCAGTCCGAGACGTTTTCATATTGCAAAAGGTACTCAGCCACGTCCGCATAAGATCCGTAAATACAGTTTGCTTTAGCGCGTTCATTTTTTAACGCTGCGTAGGTGTATTCCGCTTCTTTGTAGGTTTCGCGGGCAATGATAAAAGCGCGGATCATAATCCTTTGCTTATTCTTCATGATTGCTTCATTTAGATCGCTGAGCATAGATATGCCCAGATCACCGTAGTTATTCACGTTATCCATGGTTGTAGGCGAAGCCCCACTAAAAGCAATAGGAACGCTATCCCCGAGATGCCATTTTAACTTTTCGGCAAACTCTGTTGCCATGGCACGTCGCTCCTCTAAGGTGGCGTTAACGCCGAAGATCACTTGATCTTCGTCATACGTTCCGTTAACGATATTAAGAATAAGGCGACCGGGAGCAATATTTGTAAACGACCGACAGAGCATCGCGCAATAGGCTGGAGTCATAAAAAAAGGGCGTAAGGCAACCATGAACTTTAGGCGGGGGGAGTAAGTGGTTAAGTGCATGGCTCGAACAAATGGGTCTCCAGAGGAGTAGTGCGTGGGAACAAGGAGGGAGGTATACCCGTAAATATCTAGGTTATAGACAAGATCCTGCATGTATGCGTCTGAGTCATTACCCGCCGCTATCCAGTGAAACTGCGGCATTACCGTTTAGTTCTAGTTGTTACGAGGTCGTGGATAGCCTCTATGCTCGCCTCTCCAACAAGTGGTGCCGAGATAGCCCAGTCAGTAACGAAGTCTTCATAGGATTCCATTTGAGCGATAACCTCGTCCTTGGTTCCGCATAAGGTACTTAGTTTCATATTACCCATTGGGAACTCATCCCAGATCTTTTGGGCTTCCTCAGAGGTTTCTGTAATAAGCAGGAATGCGCGCACCATAGTTTTCTTTGCCTTCAGCGCTGGGACGTTTTTATGCACAATAATGGCTTGGTTTAGGTGATTAAACAGCCCGTCGCCATGACCATCTGTAACCGCGTCTACTCCTTGAAAAGAACTTCCTTTAACCCACAGTCTAGGAAGATCATCCCCATATACCTCACGTAGGTTCTTAGCGAAGTCTTTCATCAACTGTCGCTGAACAGTTAATTCATGATGAACCTTGAATACTGCTTTTTCAGGTTGATCTAACTCCCCAGTAATAAGGTTAAGGGCAAAGCGATCTTTAAATTCTTCAACAAATGGCTTTAAGATCATAGCCCCATACCCCACGTTAACCATCTCTGGGCGTAAAGCCACGGTTACTCCAAGGCGATTGTGAGTCTTTAGTAAGTGGTAAGCCTTACCAAAGTTATCTCCGTGTCCATAATCAAAGGTAAGAAAGATACTGTCATACCCCGAGTCTTCAAGAGTAGTAACGAAAGATTCGTCCCGGACGTTGTATTCTCGATCCATCCAATGAAACTTAGTCAATGTCCTGTCTTCCCCATTTAATTTTGTTCCATGCACGCTCGTGGTAGTAGTACAGAACAATCTTAACAACTAGCTCAATACCAGAAGCAGCCAAAGCCAACTTACCGTTATGGGTTAACCCATAGATAATCAGAAACGAAATGAGATTCCCAAAGAATCTCCAACTTACTGACTTTGCTAATGAACGTGCGTGTGAAACCCACATAATTGGCTCTCTTTCCATANCTGTTGCCCAAAGACGCTCTTCAGCATCTCCAATACCTTNCAGGCCTTTATAAACCCATTTCGCGGCGNTTTTGAGTGGCNCTNATAGNTTCAANTTCNTCTNCTANTTTNACNTGTTCNATNTTNTANCCGACGTCGCGACCATAGATAATGTTAGTGATATTTGGAACTTTAAGTATGANGGGGGTATCGGTAGTACCCGCAATGATGTGCTTNTCCACATCAGCAAAACTGAGGGGNTCTTTGGGNGAGGTTCCNTGAGTATCTCGAACGGCAATAAGGACTTGATCAGTTCGTTCGTAAGCCGCCTCAAGGAGGGCGTTGTGCCCCTCGTGCCATGGTTGATATCGTCCCAATAAGAGGGTTGTGGGGCGTTTCCAGTCGTGTAGGTCATGCTCCTCAATAAAGTCGGTTACAGAGCCTTCTACGGACGCGTCAGCCACGATACGGTAGTGGTAGTTGGTGGGGGCTTCCCACATCTTGTTGGTGTCCTCAAAACGACCTTCTTGGATCCGATCAGCCCACACCAATAGATCTGGGGTACCAAATATCTTTCGAGTCTCTTTTGTAGGGCAGATGAAGTCCACAACTACATCAAGACCCTGACCGCTTAACATACGGGCTAGTTCTCCTAGGCGCCGGGCGTTCTCTAGGCGGTCTTCCATACTAAAGCCAAGGTCTGAGTTAAGAGTGGCCCGCACATAGTCGGCATTAATATGAACCGCGTTAATGCGTGAGCAAAGCTCTTTAGCAAAAGTGGTCTTTCCAGATCCCGGTAATCCGATAATTTGAATAATCATTTAATTCTCCCAAAATGGTTTGTGACCAAAAGGTATCCAGCCAAAGGTAAAGGCCGCCCGTGGTACAGGTGTAATAATTGTATGTAGGGTGTGGTGTGGTACCCAAATCGCATCTCCCGGCTCTAGGGGGTGCGAAATGTATGGTCCATCTTTTTCTTTATAGATACGCCATTCAGATGTCCCAATAACTTGCCAGTAAAGGTGATCTTGAATATCAAAGTGCACTTCTACTTCAGGCTCACCGCCAATAAAATTAGCAAGGGTGCTCCTACCAGTGCATGGACGATCCGTGATCTCATTCAATTTACCAATCAATGTC